ATAACATTGCCATTTGAGGTGCCAGTATCCTTCGTGGCCGATGTTCCTAAACCGACGTTTTATAGATTGCCCTTCGCCAGCCATGCCGATAACTTCACCTGATTTTTTCGTAGCAAAAGGTGGATAAAATAAATGCAATATGGGTACGCAAGGGTATCAACTTTTGACCAAAATCTTGAATTACAGTTAGAAGCACTTAATCGATTAGAATGTGACCGAATTTTTGAAGATAAAATATCCGGTTCAAAATCAAAACGCCCAGGGCTGGATAAGATGATGAAGCTACTACGACCAGGCGATACCGTTATCGTCTGGAAGCTTGATCGGCTTGGTCGGTCCCTCATTCACCTTGTGGATTTATTGCGTTATTTCCGTGCGAACAAGATTGAATTTGTTTCAATTACTGAAGGGATAAGAATCAGCACTTCAATAGGCCGTTTCGCATACACCATGCTGAGTGCAGCAGCAGAAATGGAAAGGGAAAACATTATTGAAAGAACGCGTGCAGGTTTAGCTGTGGCGAGGGCAAAGGGGAGAATCGGAGGCAGGCGACCAAAGCTTACTCCAGAACAATGGGCGCAGGCGGGGCGTTTGATCGCAAACGGCGTGGACAGAAAACAGGTGGCAATTATCTATGATGTGGCCGTATGTACTTTGTATAAGAAATTTCCCGCCTCATCTTTTATCAATGACTTATCCACGAGAGAGGATTTATAGGCAATATCGAGATTGACCATTTTCATCTTCGAAATATACTGTATACATGCACAGTATTTTGTGAGGTAATGATGGCACGTACAGCAGACATAAAAACAGCGTTTACCGAGTCCATTCAGTTAAATCCTAAAGGCTACCGTTATCTCACCACGGATAGCTTTATTGAGAAACTGCGAGAGTTTAACTGGCACTTTAGCCAGGAAGATGCGAACTCGTGGATTGAGCGCTATCAGCCTGACTTCGCTGACAAGACAACTGACAGCAGCAACAATCGTTACTGGATCCTGCGTAATATGGGGAGGGTACACTGATGGGGTTTCCTTCACCGGCAACGGATTACGTTGAGCAACAGCTTTCTCCGTCCATACTCTGCGATATAGGTGAGGATAGTAGGGTGATCGAAACTGATATCGGGTTTGCGGTTATCGAACCTGTAGTGAAAAAGACACCTGGCGATGTGTTGTTGATTCTGTGTGATGGCCATACACAGTTTGCCAAACTTATGGGTGAGGCACTTATTTCTAACGATGGTGAAGCTATAGAAGGCACCGCGCTGGAGGAAGTACAGGTACTTGGTCGAGTTACATTCTTCATAAACAGCATGATAAATGATGACCGTCCGGTTTGAACACCCAATAACTTCAGGACCGAAGTGATTAATAATTTATCCCCTCTATATAACAGAGGGGATAAGCAACATTATTTTTTATTTTTTATTTTTTATTTTTTATGAGAGTTTCTAATTTATCGAGATTTTGGTTAACTTTTTCGGCTTCAAGTTCCGATTCAAGTAATGCTTCTATTTTTTTCATTAAGTTAGAAGGTATCTTTCTGTTATCTATTTTTAAGGTGATGAAGTTCCCCTTATATTTAGCGATAACGCCCTCACCATATGTCTTTTCGGTCTTAGGTTCGCTTTTCTTTTCTACAAGAGTTACGTCTTGTAGTATTTGTATAATTCTCGCAGGTTCAAAATCTTCACCTGCTTGCTTCATGCGGAGCAGCTGCCGCGCAGCATCTAGCATAGTTTGCTCATTCCCCTGATAAACTTTGGAAAGAGCATCACCGGCGCGAGCTGATAGCTCTCCCGGATGTTTGAAGATAGACAAGATCTCCTTCGGCAACTTGGCAGTATTCATGCAGCGGTTGACGATATTTCTGTCGATCCCCTCCGCTTCAGCCAAGGCTTTCACATTCCCATCAAATTCTTTAAGGCGGCGTAAGTAGCGTTTCCCGCGCTCGTAGGAACTGGTTGGTCGATAGTCGTTACCTACCTGCGACAACCACTGCATTTGCTCATCATCCAGGTCCCCCACGAGAACCCGATAATCGCTACCCGTTATGATGGCCGTTTTACGGCGGCGTGAGCCATCGGCAATCTCTATAATTCCTGACGTTCTTCTGGCTAACGCGGGGTTCTGCTGTCCTGAAGTTAGAAATGAAGGGATAAGGTCGGCCAGCGCTGATTCGTTCAGCAATTCCTGATCACGTTCATTACCGAGCCAAACCATTGTGGCCATCTCAACCTTATCAGCAGGAATGGTTTCCAGCTTAAAGGCCACGTTGCGGCCACAAACTGGCAGCGTAATACTGTTCCCCGACAACGAACCCAATTTGCTCTGTAAGTCACCAACTATCGGCGAAACAGACGGCGCTTTTTGCGGAGCATGATGGGTGTTACTCATAAGCGTTTCGATGTTGGGCGCATTTTTTAAAATAGAGCGCTGCTTCATAATTATTCCTCCCAACGTGGTTTAATCAGGTCTTCGAAAATTTCTTTGCATACAGGTTCCCAGATGGCTACAGCATTTCGCCAGGCATTTAGGGTTGAGCGTTGATTTGCTGCTTGCTCAAATACTGTACGCATTTTTATCTGCCCTTTGCCTACTTCATCAGTTACCCGAACAACTTGCCGTAGCACCATCGCTCCCCAGGTATTCCGTATTTGCTCTTCCATCCATCGGGATTGGTTGCCGGTTGTCAGGCTGTATTTGGTAAGGAGCAAGCGAACCACGGGTTCGAAGCCACCTAAATCTACGGTTTCAAGCAGGTCGAGCATCATTGTGAAAAATTGCAGAACTGACGCGTAGTCGAACAGCTCTGCAGGGGTAGCGACAACGATGACGTCAGCAGCACAGACAACGTTAATAGTTCCTGTACCAAGATGTGGGGCGCTGTCTATGACGATTATGTCGTAGTTATCCCACACAGATTCGATAGCAGCACGTAGCATCAGATGCGGGGGATGAGGTAGCTTCCCCTCGGAATGGTACTGCATCAGATCTGTTTCAATGCGGTGAAGAGCCAGGCAGCTGGGGATAATGTCGAGGCCAGGCCAGCATGTTGGTTTTATCGCATATTCAGCGTTGTCACGTTTACCGAGGTAAAACGGAAGCAGGGTATCGTCTGCGTGAATGTGTAAGTCAGGAACGTAACCGTGATACATAGACGCCGTGCCTTGAGGGTCATTCCCCTCAACAAGCAGGACGCGGTGTCCTTGTAAGGCTAACCATTGAGCCTGGTGTACCGCAGATGAAGTTTTATACACCCCTCCTTTATGCGACATAACGGAGAGTACAACCGGGTTTTTATCATCTGGTCTCTGGTTTGGGTTGCCAAAAACGCTCCGCATATTGCTAATTTGGTCAATGGTATAACCTGCGCGACGCTCTACACGGCCCCTCATTTCAAAATCAGGTGCAGGTAGTCGGCCAGCTTTTTCCGCATCCCTGATAGCCTGCGGTGTTACGCCAATCAGGTCAGCAACTTCAGTAATGCCCCAGCGGCGAGTGATACGACGCGCTTCCGGGCTGTCATCGCCGAACTGTGCGATAGCAATAGCGCGCGTCATTTCTTGGCCGCGATTGATGCAGTCTTTCAGCAAATTAATTAACGACATCCTATTTCCTCTCAAACTTGCTATTATCTTTGTGTTTTTTATCATACTTTACGTTTTTTAAGCAAAGCAACATAAAAAACGCAAAGCTGATAAGAAAACGCAAAGTTAATGATTCAACCAAATATGTGATGCGCTACAGAAGCCATTTAGTCTCATCTAAGCGCATCGTCATCACCGTAGTTGGCATATACAACATCTAACATATTGAAAACAAAGTATCTTTATAAGAATCAATTACTGCCAGAAGTTAAGCGAACATGTCATATTTTTTACTCGCTATACACTTCTTAGCTTCTTCCCCTCCTCCTCGATTGTAAGAAAACATAATTCAAGAACAATAAAACCTCCGATAAACACTACTATCCAAGAACACTATAACAGAACATGATTTCGGAATGCAACACAATCGAATCACAACGTAAGAACATAAGCACACTAACAGGTCACTATTTAGGAACGTATCAGCACACAATTGCCCATTATACGCGCGTATAATGGGCAATTGTGTGCTGATGTTCGGAACACATGCACGGAACAAATACATTAAGTTCTGCTATTGTGTTTCTTTATAATTCTGTTATTATGTTCTCTTAAAGTGTGACGAAAGCAACGCAATTAGTCATGTAATGTTCTTTGATTGTGTTACGATATAAAGAGACTTAGAAACGGGAGAGCCGGGATGAGCAAGGTAAAAATCGGTGAGTTGATCAACGCGCTTGTGAATGAGGTAGAGGCAATTGATGCCTCAGACCGTCCACAAGGCGACAAAACGAAGAGAATTAAAGCCGCAGCCGCACGGTATAAGAATGCGTTATTTAATGATAAAAGAAAGTTTCGTGGGAAAGGATTGCAGAAAAGAATAACCGCAAATACTTTTAACGCCTATATGAGCAGGGCAAGAAAGCGTTTTGATGATAAATTGCATCATAGCTTTGATAAAAATATTCATAAACTATCGGAAAAGTATCCACTTTATAGCGAAGAATTATCTTCATGGCTTTCTATGCCTACGGCGAATATTCGCCAGCACATGTCATCGCTGCAATCTCAATTGAAAGCAATAATGCCGCTTGCCGAAGAGTTATCAAATATAAGAATAGGCGCTAAAGGCAGCGATGCAAGAATAGCAAAACTAATAAAAAAATATCCAGATTGGAGTTTTGCTCTTAGTGATTTAAGCAGTGACGATTGGAAGGAGCGTCGTGACTATCTTTATAAGTTATTCCAACAAGGCTCTGCGTTGTTAGAAGAACTACACCAGCTCAAGGTCAACCATGAGGTTCTGTACCATCTGCAGCTAAGCCCTGCGGAGCGTACATCTATACAACAACGATGGGCAGATGTTCTGCGCGAGAAGAAGCGTAATGTTGTGGTTATTGACTACCCAACATACATGCAGTCTATCTATGACATTTTAAATAGTCCTGCTACTTTATTTAGTTTAAACACTCGCTCTGGAATGGCACCTTTGGCCTTTGCTCTGGCTGCGGTATCAGGGCGAAGAATGATTGAGATAATGTTCCAGGGTGAATTCACCGTTTCAGGAAAGTATACGGTTAATTTCTCAGGGCAGGCAAAAAAACGCTCTGAAGATAAAAACACAACCAGAACTATTTATACTTTATGCGAAGCAAAATTATTCATTGAACTATTAACAGAATTACGTTCTTGCTCTGCTGCATCTGACTTCGATGAAGTTGTTAAAGGATATGGCGAAGATGATACAAGGTCTGAGAACGGCAGGATAAATGCTATTTTAGCAAAAGCATTCAACCCATGGGTTAAATCATTTTTCGGCGATGACCGTCGTGTTTATAAAGATAGCCGCGCTATTTACGCTCGCATCGCTTATGAGATGTTCTTCCGCGTCGATCCACGGTGGAAAAACGTCGACGAGGATGTGTTCTTCATGGAGATTCTCGGACACGACGATGAGAACACCCAGTTGCACTATAAGCAGTTCAAGCTGGCCAATTTCTCCAGAACCTGGAGACCTGAAGTTGGGGATGAAAACACCAGGCTGGTGGCTCTGCAGAAATTGGACGATGAAATGCCAGGCTTTGCTCGAGGTGACGCTGGCGTCCGTCTCCATGAAACCGTCAAGCAGCTGGTGGAGCAGGACCCATCGGCAAAAATAACCAACAGCACTCTCCGAGCCTTTAAATTTAGCCCGACGATGATTAGCCGATACCTGGAATTTGCCGCTGATGCATTAGGGCAGTTCGTTGGCGAGAACGGGCAGTGGCAGCTGAAGGTAGAGGCACCTGCAATCGTCCTGCCTGATGAAGAAGCCGTTGAGACCATCGACGAACCGGATGATGAGTCTCAAGACGACGAGCTGGATGAAGATGAAATTGAGCTCGATGAGGGTGGCGACGATGAACAAATCGAAGAGGAAGGGCCAGAAGAACACCAACCGGCAGCTCTAAAACCCGTCTTCAAACCTGCAAAAAGTAACGGGGACGGAACGTACAAGATAGAGTTTGAGTACGATGGAAAGCATTATGCCTGGTCCGGCCCCGCCGATAGCCCTATGGCCGCAATGCGATCCGCATGGGAAGCGTACTACAGCTAAAAGAAAAGCCACCGGTGCGAATCGGTGGCTTTTTTATGGAAGCCTGTCCCTACCCGCCCCCTGCAAGGAACGGAAGGATTAGGCGGAAACCGCTGCTGCAACAGCAGACATCGCCGTCCCGACTGCAGGGACTTCCCCGCGTATAGCGGGGCTTAAACTCGGGCTGGCCAACCCTATTTTTCTGCAATCGCTGGCGAACCTAGTTTCGTGGATAACGTCTCTAGCTTCTCGATGGCCAGCTCAAAATGTGCTGGCAGCACCTTCTCCAGTTCCGTATCGATATCGGTGATCGGCAACTCTCCGCAGGACATGCTACGGCGACCGCCGCGAACTACGTCGCGCAGCAGCTCCCGTTCGTAGGCACGCATGTTGCCTAGGGCCGTTTCTGCTGCAGTTAATATACGGCGCAGCTCGGCGATGATTGCCGGGAGATCATCCACGGTGATTGGGTTCGGTGAAGGGTTCCTGCAGGCGCGGCGGAGAGCCATCCAGACGCCGCTAACCCATGCGTTCCGGTACTGAAAGCTTTGAGCTATATCGTTTATCAGGCCTCGCAGTTCTTCTTTCTGCCGCCAATCCAGCGGTTCACCGGCGTTCTTAGGCTCTGGCTCGACAAAAGCATACTCGCCGTTTTTCCGGATAGCTGGCAGAACCTCGTTGGTCACCCACTTGCGGAACCGCCAGGCGGTGGTTCCTTGCTTTACCGCGTCGCGGCAGCGGAGTATTAAAGTGTAGAGGCCTGACTCATTAACAATTCCTACAGACTGCACGCCACCAGGGGTGGGTATTGAATACCCACCCTTTTCATCCTCATCCAGCTTACGGATTGCCGCACGGTTATCTGCTATATTGAGAGCTTTGCAAACATCAGCAGCAACAAACCATGGATCACCACCGACAAGAACCACCCGAACCGGGTGGTTTTCCTGAAATGAAAATACAGAGAGAGCGTTCATTTTGCCTCCCCGGATTTCAGCTGCTCAGAAAGGGACAGAGAGCAGCCGCGAGCTTCCTGCGTGAGTTCGCGCGCGACCTGCAGTAGTTCCGCTGCTTCCTGCAAATACAGCGTGGCCTCATAACAGGAGATAGTGCGGTGAGCAGAGGACACAAGCGCTTCTACCTGCAGCAGGCGCTCCTCAATCGTCTCCAGCAGGCCCTGGGCGTTTAACTGAATCTGGTTCATGCGATCACCTCGCTGACCGGGATACGTGCTGAAAGAACGAGTACAAAACGGCTGGCGAACTGGCGACGAGCTTCACGCTCGGAAGATGCTATGGTGGAAAGGCAGTGGATATGGGATTTTTTGTCGGTACGGCAGATCGCCGCGAACCTAAATTTGAACATGGTACGCACTCCAGTTTGGTTATGGGTGCTACCACCAGAGTTCTCACGCTCTAAGGGGGTGGTAGCCCAGACGGGGGTGAGAATACCGGCCCAAACGATACCGGCCAGCCTTTCGGCTGCCCCGCCTGAGCCACCATAATTTGGATATGCGCAGGCACAAAAAAACACGCTGGCGCGTGTTGTGCGCGTTTGGGGGTTCGGGTTCTCACGCCCGGCTGCGGAATTTGCCGCAACGGGCTAACTCTACCGCCAAAACGAAACGCACGTCAATAATTTACGTAGATATTTTACCCCGTGACCAGTCACGGGGATAGCCGTTTTTATAGTTTACTTTACTAACTGATCAGAACCTGATCAGTTGTTGGTGAAGATAATCGTCAGGCGGCCTCACATGTTGTCTTTCAGCATTGTGATACATTCCTGAATTACTTTATCGAGAGGATCATACTCGCCGTTTTCTTCTAATCGCATGGTCTCACGCGCTGCCATCAGTTCACCAATAGCTCGTTGAAGCGCCTGATATCTCAACGTCTGCATTAATGTTGCTTCACCCATAACAACCTCGTCTGGTTAACCCTACCGGGCATCAAAAATAAGTTACTTCAGCCCGGTAATCCGGCTGACGAACGCGCCCACTTTCGACGTTGATTCAAACCCCATACGGCCACGAATGAGCCACTGGAACGGAATCGTCAGCAGGTACAGCGGAACGAACCACAAACGGTTCAGGCGCTGCCAGAACGTTGCATCACGCCGTCCCATCCATTTAGTATTATCGACTACCACGTAATCGTACTGCTCAGGTACTTTTGACGACTCAGCGTAATAATCCCCTTCACCGCAAAGAAAATTACAGATCTCTTTCCAGTTATCGAACCCCTGCTCTTTGAGCCGCTTCTCCAGCTCGTGCCGCCATAAGACGGGGACCCAACCTCTGCGATAAATCATGATTCACCCCCACTGACCATCAGCAAATAACGCCTCGTACTCGGAAACCGGCAGGCGCTCACCCTCAATTCTGAGATTCAGCTCGTACTTCGTCTCAGGGTTTTCTTTATCTGCTTCCGCCCAGCGTTCAGCTGCCTTAAGAGCCAATAAATCTACAGCTTTCGGATAATCTTCTGTGCGGAACCAGCCGAAGTTAACACCGCCATCGGTGACGACCCACGCGACTTTCTTCTCACCTTCCTGGATAGCGCGTATACGTTCGTTACATAGCTCGCGGCAGAACTTCAGCTGCTCATAATTAAGCCTGTCCAAAAATTCAGGTGTCGATGTCATAGCGGTTTTACCTTAAAAGCCTTGAGAAGCGTCCTAGCTTCGTCTGTGTGGTCTTCCATGCTCTTATCGCTGGCAATGCAGCAATAAACGCCCTCACTATCTGAGAACCCGTTCATTCGAATTATCGTGAATGGAAGTTCCCGGCCAGTTTTGTAATCGCTATAGCTTGTCGCGTCGTGGCTGACCTTGACAACATAAGGGTCGTATCCCTCCACGAGGACAAGGCATTCCCGTTGTTTTCCCATTACCCCTCCGGTTATATCGCCACGGCTTGCCGCTGGCTCAGAAACGCTTTCAGCAGCCTTATTTCGCGTACTGATAGCAGGTCCATAAATTCGGTCATGTACAGCGAGGCGAACGTTCTCGCGATGCTGGCCACTGGCCACAGGCGTACCGCCTCCATTTCGGTTGCTGGCAACGCGTTCTCTGCCCACGCCTCCGGCACCGCCACCGGGATAGCCTCCAGTGCCTGGCTAATTACTGATTGTGGGGCGTCCGGAACGTGCTCTGTTTTGGATCGAGGGTTACCATGTATATCTATATTTAGATCCAAATTGCGATCCACTTCGATGGTGGTTTTTTCCACCTTACGTGCGTGAATTGATAAACCGGCCTCGCGGCGCTTCTCCACGATATTCATGAGGAACTCGACCGAGTCCGGGTCAATGGAACGCATCGTGGGGCGTGCATCGCCGTCTCTGGCGCGTCTGGTCTTACTGGATAGCCCCATAGACTCCAGGATGCCTATGCAGAGGTCTGCAGGCGCTTTCTTCTTGCCTTTCTCTGTGTTGAAGCCGCCGATGCGTAAAACGTTGTTTAGCAGATCGCGCCGTTCCGGCGTGAGCAGGTTATCTCTGGCGCGTTTGAGGGCGTCCATGTCTGCTTCACCTTCCAGGGTTTTTGGATCGATACCGCAGTCGCGGAAGTACTGCTGCAGCGTCGCCGATTTGAGGGTGTAGAAACCACGCATGCCTATCTCAACAGCAGGGGTCGATTTCACTCGGTAATCGGTTATGGCCGGGAATTTAGCCTGGAACTCTGCGTCGGCCTGTTCCCGCGTCATGGCCGTAGTGACGAACTGCTGCCATCTTCCGGCAACGCGATAAGCGTAGGTAAAGTGAATCAACGCTTCTTCACGGTCAAGGCGACGGGCGGTTATCTCATCCAGCTGCATGGTTTCAAACAGGCGCACTTTTTTCAGGCCGCCGTCGAAATAGAATTTTAAAGCCACCTCGTCGACATCCAGCTGCAGCTCCTTTTCGATGTCCCAGCGGACCAGCTGGGCCTGCTCATCCAGAGACAGGGTGCGTTTTTTTATCAACTCATCGTGTTCGCCCTGGTCAGGGGTATCGACACTCAGGTGGCGCTCCATAAGCTGCTCAAAGACCAGTTCACGGGCTTCTTTACGTAAATCCTTACCGATGCTGTTTGCAAGCGCGTCGGTGGCCATAGGCGCGACCTGATAGCCATCATCATGCATGATGCAAATCATGTTGCTGGCATAATCATTTCTGGCCGACGCCTCGAGCGCGGCGGCTTTTATTTTGAGCTGCATGAATGAAGAGTTAGCCACGCCGAGTGAAATTCGGTCACCGTCAAAGACAACGTCTGTCAGCAGCCCGGAGTGGCCAGCCGTTTCGAGCAAGGCCTGCGCGTAGGCGCGTTTGATTTTTTCCGGATCGGTTTCACGTTTACCGCGTAGCTTATCGAAACCGATGATGTATTCCTGAGCTGTACGGTCGCGGCGCAGCATCTGGATGGCGTCGCTGGGGACCACTTCCCCGCAGAACATGCCGAAATGGCGGTGGAAGTGTTTCTCCTCAATTGATACACCTGAAGATATCGACGGGCTGTAGATGAGGCCGTCATATTTTTTCACCATCACTTTAGGCTGGTTGGTGAAATCGTCGACTTCCTTCTCCTGTTTGTTTTTCTGGTTAACACAGAGAAACTTTTTGTCAGGGAACTGGAGTCTCAGCTGCATGGTAACGTCTTCGGCGAACGTCGAACTGTCGGTGGCCAGCATGATTCGTTCGCCGCGTTGCACTGCAGCGATAACCTCGGTCATGATCCGATTTTTCTCGGTATAAAATACGCGGATAGGCTTGTTGGTTTCGCGGTTGCGAACGTCGACCGGGAGTTCAATCACGTGAATTTGCAGCCAGGCTGGCAGGCCCAGCTCCTCGCGACGCTTCATCGCCAGTTCAGCAAGGTCGACAAGCAGATCGTTGGCGTCGGCATCCACCATAATGGCATGCTCTTCAGTACGCGCCAGCGCGTCGATAAGTGTGTTGAATACGCCAACTGGGTTTTCCATCGCACGCCCGGCAAGAATGGCACGCAGGCCCTGTGTTGCTTCATCGAAGCCGAAGAAGTCATGCTGGCGCATCAGCGGTTGCCAGCAGCCTTTAAGTATGGAGTTGATGCAAATAGTCAGCTTGTTGGCATATGGCGCCATTTCCTGATAGCCAGGATCCTGATAATGCAGAATGTCGGCTTTCGCGCCTTTCCCTTCGGTCATCATTTCATGCAGGCCGCCTATCAGGGATACGCGGTGCGCGACGGAGACGCCACGCGTGGACTGCAGCATCAGTGGACGCAGGAGGCCTGTCGATTTACCAGAGCCCATCCCGGCGCGGACAATAACGATGCCCTGCAGCTGTGCGGCGTATGTCATAACCTCATCGGTCATCCTGGAGGTTTCAAACCGCTTGTAAGTGATGTGTGACGGGCGAAGGTTCGGGTTGGTGATGCGTTCACTGAACGAACGTGAAGTCTGCGCGGCACGGCATTTGCGATTCAACCGGCGCGTAATGTGATCTTTAACGGTACCGTTATAAATTTCAGCAATACCCATATCGCGCAGCGTGCTGCTGAACAGGCGCATAAGTTCTTTCGGGCTGTTTGGTACCGGGCATGTCAGCATGCCAATATCAACGGCGCGAAGCAGTTCTTTGGCAAAAGTACGTCTGTTCAGACGCGGGAGAGTACGCAGCTTATTCAGCGTGATCGACAACAGGTCGGTTGCACGGCTCAGATGATTTTTCGTTAACTGGCGAGCGACTTCCTTCAGCCCTCTCAGGCTGTGCAGGTCGTTAAAATCGCTGCATTCCAGCTCAGGATCATCCTCAAAAGTTGGGTAAACACATTTGACGCCGGAAAACTTCTCCATGATGTCGTATCCGGTGCGGAGGCCTGTGTTGCCTTTTCCTTCAGCTGAGGATTTGCGGTCGTTATCGAGAGCGCAAGTGATTTGCGCAGCCGGGTACATGTTCACCAGCTGCTCGACAACGTGAATCATGTTGTTAGCGGAAACCGCAATGACTACCGCGTCAAAGCGTTTTTTCGGGTCGTTTCTGGTCGCTAGCCAGATGGATGCCCCGGTGGCGAAACCCTCTGCAGTCGCAATTTTTTGCGCCCCCTGCAGGTCGCCAATAACAAAGCATGCACCGACGAAATCACCGTTAGTGATGGCGCTGGTCTGGAACTTGCCACCATTCAGATCGATACGTTGCCAGCCAACAATCCGCCCGTCTTTTCTTCCGTCCAGGTGGGACAGAGGTATCGCCATGTAAGTTGTTGGTCCACGGCTCCATTTCGCACTGTCGTGACTGGTCACGCGACGTATATCACAAGCGCTAAATACGTCACGAATCCCTTTTTTTACAGCATACGGCCATGAACCGTCCTCAGCTGGCGAATGTTCCCAGGCGCGATGGAAAGCCAGCCATCCAAGCAGGCGCTCCTGCTCCATCTGATTGTTTTTTAAATCATTAACGCGTTGTTGTTCAGCTCGGAGGCGGCGTGCTTCAGCCTGGCGCTCCATGCGTGCACGTTCTTCTTCCGGCTGAGCGACCACGGTCGCACCATTTCGTTGCTGTTCACGACGATACTCCGAAAACAGGAACGAAAAGCCACTCCAGGAACCAGCGTCATGCGCTTTTTCAACGAAGTTAACGAAAGGATAACTGATGCCATCCTTGCTCTGCTCAAGGCGTGAATAGATTTCCACACGGCCTTTAAGGCTCTTCTGCAGAGCTTCCGGGGAGGAATTATTGTAGGTGGTATAGCGCTCTAAACCACCGCGCGGATTGAGCTGAATCTTATCAGCACACGCAGGCCAGTTGATACCGGCCATCTTCGCCAGCTCAGTCAGCTCATCACGTGCCGCGTCAAGCAGTGAAAACGGATCGCTGCCAAAGCGCTCCGCGTAGAATTCTTGTAAGGTCATTTTTTAGCCTTTCCATGCGAATTAGCATTTTTTCTGGTTGAAAAAATCCGCAGGAGCAGCCACAATAAACGCACAATCTTTCTGAAGGACGTATCTGCGTTTTCGTGGCTACTTCCTGAAAAAGGCCCGAGTTTGCCGACTCGGGTTTTTTTTCGTCTTTTTTCGGCTGCTACGGTCTGGTTCAACCCCGACAAAGTATAGATCGGATTAAACCAGATTTATAGTCAGCAATAAACCCTGTTATTGTATCATCTACCCTCAACCATGAACGATTTGATCGTACCGACTACTTGGTGCACAAATTGAAGATCACTTTTATCATGGATAACCCGTTGAGAGTTAGCACTATCAAGGTAGTAATGCTGCTCGTCATAACGGGCTAATCGTTGAATTGTGATCTCGCCGTTATTATCACAAACCAGCACATCCTCCCCAGGCACAAGCGTAAGCGAGGAATCGACCAGGATAACGTCTCCTGGCTGGTAGTGATGCTGAATCTGGTTCCCGACCGTCAGTGCGTAAACGGTGTTCCGTTGACTCACCAACGGCAGGAATCGCTCTGTGTTGGCAGGTTCTCCAGGCTGCCAGTCTCTATCCGGTCCGGTCTCTGTCGTACCAATAACAGGAACGCGGTCTGGATCAGATTCAGTGCCATACAGTATCCATTGCACGGGCTTACGCAGGCATTTTGCCAGCGATAGCCCGATCTCCAGCGACGGCATTACGTCGCCACGTTCTAAGTTTTGGACGCCCGGAAGAGAGATTCCTACAGCTTCTGCCACTTGCTTCAGCGTCAGTTTCAGCTCTAAACGGCGTGCTTTCAGTCGTTCGCCTCGTGTTTTCATACCCTTAATCATAAATGATCTCTTTATAGCTGGCTATAATTTTTATAAATTATACCTAGCTTTAATTTTCACTTATTGATTATAATAACCACCATGAAACCCGAAGAACTTGTGCGCCATTTCGGCGATGTGGAAAAAGCAGCGGTTGGCGTGGGCGTGACACCCGGCGCAGTCTATCAATGGCTGCAAGCTGGGGAGATTCCACCTCTACGACAAAGCGATATAGAGGTCCGTACCGCGTACAAATTAAAGAGTGATTTCACCTCTCAGCGCATGGGTAAGGAAGGGCGTAACAGTGGAACTAAATAGCATTCGGGCCTGTGTATCCACGGCTCTGTCAGATATTCATTATCTCCAGCGTGGCATCCTAGGGGTCCAGCTGGATCAGCTGCGTCTCGCAAGCTCTGACCGTTTCACTGACAAACCAACCAGAACGATCTGCATCGGCGATACGGAGTCTTATGGAGTATCTGTCCCTGCAGAGCCCGTTCGTTATCACGTTGGTAAATCCTTCAAACGGTCTTCAATGCTGCTGACAGAATTAGATTTCATGACCGCCAGCTGGCGACGTGCCATTGAGCAGTTAAACAGCGAAGAAACTGCATGGTTACATTATTGCTATGGATGCAAACCAAATTATAAGAATGATGTGACCATTTGCCAGTGGCTGTGGCTTGATTTTTTAATTGCTCATTCCAGAGCAGGCTTTAAGAAGATGAAAGCCTCAACAAAAAAAATCATGCAGAGATTAACTTACTACGGAATACAGCAAGTTAAATCTGAAATATTTCGCGAATTGCATGATTCAGATTTTGATGGGACAGAGCGAGACGAACACATAAGTTCTTTAGTGGGTGTATCCGTCGAAAGCTGGCGTAAGGATTATAAAAAACGCTGGTTATTACTGAAATCACGATGCATGCATCTTAACGATACCGCGTTATTAAATGCGGCGGAGAAGCGCTGTGAAATCATCGAAAGCCATCGTGCAAGAAGTGCCAACCTGTCTGTGTCAGCAGGTTATGTTCAGGAAACCAGATAAGCCTGTACTCCGGTACTCTGGCCTCCGTAACGAGTACATCATCTGGTGCCCGACATGCGGCTATCGGACTCTTCCTGACAGTAACAGGCAATCCGTAATTACTGAATGGTATTTATCTAATCAACCAGGCAACAAGCATATAGAAAATATATGGCTCAAACGTTACCTGGAAATCAAAGAGGGTGCGACCACGGTCGCACAAGATAATGAAGAATACTCCATTTAAGCAAGGCCCTATGTCGCGCACTGATGCGGAGAATATTTCTAACCTTTATAAGAAAAAAGGTCATGAAGTAGTTATCGCAGAATCCATGGATTTAGACGGGACTTATTATGTTTACGTCGACCTGCCTGAATTAAAGCAAGAGCCTAAACCATCCAGAACCTTTCAACAAAGAATATGGGAGTAACAATGGTAAATATCCAAAAAACGATTTTAGCGATGATTATACATAAATGGCTGAAGAGCGATTTTGTAGTCATCGATACGGAAACTACAGGGCTTGACGAATATGCTGAGATTATCGAAATTGCGATCATCAATATGCGCGGAGAAGTGTTGCTGGACACTCTGGTTAAGCCGACCAAACCAATCCCTCCGGAAGTAACAGAAATCAACCACATCACAAACGAAATGGTCGCCAATGCACCATCGTGGCGTGATGTATTCCCGAAAGTTCTGGCTATCATCAATCAACACAAATGGCTGGCATGGAACTCTGGTTTTGATGCCAGAATGTTGGAGCAGACCGGCTTATGCACAGGGGTTTACCTCCATGAAAACCCTCATTTCGAGGCTCGTGTAGTATCACGCATTCACACGAGCCATATTGACGCTAAAGCCGTTTATGACCAGTGGTACGGGGAGTTTGACGAGAAGCGTCAGGCATTCAAGCGTCAAAGTCTGACTACTGCAGCTGCGCGACACGGCGTGTCGGTAGAGGGAGCACATCGCGCTCTGGCCGACTGCAAAATGGTTCTGGCCGTACTGCAAAAAGTTTGCACTCCCGTTCCTCAGATTGAAAGCTCTGTCGAGAAAGACCTGCCGCCCTGCCCGTTCTGTTATGGGCCACCGTCTCTGTTCACAACGTACCTTTCAGGGAAAGATTACAAACCTCTCTATCAGCCCGTAATTTACGGCCACGATGGTTTATACGTCAGCTCTTTTGTCTTCTGCCATGAATGCGGCGCACAGGGCGAAGAAATCGAAGGTCACGTCTACGACGATTCAGATGTCGCCCAGCTCGAAGCAGCAGCCAGGAATGTCTGGTCCGATCGCAACGAACGCCACCGCGACCTATATGTCTCCAGCCAGGGGGATGAGTGATATGGCAGAAGTGAGCAACGGTCCTGTCTCGACACTACCTGGCCATGCTTCCAGTGTTCCTGCAGGTGCTAAATGCGATGAACATCCAGAGCGCGATGCCGTTCGCCGCGTCCAGGGCGAAACAGATTCATTTGGTTGTGAGTATCACGATATGTGTCAGGAATGCCACGATGAGTATCTGACCGAAAGCAAGAATGCCGACCATTCTGGGAGATGTAACTGGTGTGGCAACCATGTGGACCATCTTTACCCGCACCGAGATATCGAAGAAGGGAGCCATGGCCGCGTCTATGAGGTGTGTAAACCGTGTATTGATGCAGAGCGCCTGCGATGGGAAGAAGAAGACGAAGAAAGGTGGTGAGAAATGAAGCTGAAAATGTACACCCCAAACGGCTCGGAGATTATCGACTCTTCTGAAGTCGTACAGTTTAATCCGGATGCGGCCAGCGGCAATGTGCTGACCAAAATCGAGACGCTCTCTTCCACAGGAGAGAGAAAAACGGTGCTGGTAAAGCACTCTTTCCACCAGGTTGTGTGTGCGCTGGCCACGGCATGGGGAATCGATGAGCAAAAGGCCGAGCAACAGCTTGAAGGAGCCATTCGATGAGCAAATCCCCTAAAGAAAGTTATGCCGTTCCGGAGTGGATGCGTCAGTTCCTGCAGTTGTTTCAAAACACAGGGGGTAATGACGTCGAGGAGCTGCTGCACGATGAAGACACCAACATGTTTGCCAACAGCGTTCGCTACATGCTGATCGTATCAGCGCGTTCTCAGTTTGCATTGCTGATGGATATGTATAGCAAAGGCATCATCACTGGCAGAACTGGCGAAGATGAAAGCTCCGACGCACTAACCGATGGTCAATTACTTTTTCGCTTGCAGGACTTCTATGGCGCAGGACAAGACGCCATTGAGATTAACGATCACGAATATGCCCAGGAATGTACTGACGTTGTAAGCATTATCCGCGAGGTCATTGAATCCCGGAAAAAACTGAAAGCTGCAGAGAAACAGATTACTGAGCTTGAGCGTGACGAAACACAGTTAATCGAAGAGCGAGACAGCGCGGAGAACGCTCTTGCTGATATGTATGAGGCCGCAATGGGGAATCGCCCTGAATGGAGCAACCTATTCGGGTACGCTGAAGCTATTGATGATGTGGCCCAGCATATCAATCTTCTCGATCTCGCCGCTGCTACCGGAAAAGGAGACTGAGTATGGGTACAAAAACCATTTGGGATGGTAAAGACCTTCCACCTGTCGGGTGTCAGGTTTTAATCCACCTTTCTTCTGTCGGGATGCGTCCATACGAGGTCGCAGGATATGAAGTCCGCCGTTCTGTTGAGGAGGCTCAATATCCGCACTGGTTATACGTCGTGAAAATTAAGGTTAAATCACTTGATGGAAAATGCACAAACGAACGGTTTTTAAGTGAGGTTTTCCCATTGGACTGGAGAGACGAATAGCGATGGCACTGACACCTGCAGAAAGGCAAAGAATCCGCCGTCAGAAGCTGAAAGAGCAAGGAACGACCAGGCGTGACTGGGTTCTGGAACCGGAGGAGCTGCGTATGCTCAGTGAAATTTGCACGCAGCGTCGGCCAGGGCGAGAGCCGTATTCCGAAAATGAGGTTATAGGCCTCCTGATCCGCAAGAACTACAAAGAGCTTCAAAAGACGCTGTCTGGTACATGCAAACGGTGTGGCCAGCAACTTCCGGTCTCCGATTGCCTGTTCGATGGCGAGAGTACATGCCAGCTAACAACTCTTAGACTGAAGCTGGCCATTAAAGCGTGACTGGTCACGGAGGGTTAAAAGTGGATAAAAAAGCATTGTTATTCGAACGCCTTCGCCAGAGGAGTGAAAGCAGTCTGGCCAGCGGCGGTGATGGTTTTATTTTTGCCTCAATGCTGGCGTTCGACATCGGTCTCAACACGAGAACGATCCGGGGGATGCTGGACTCAGCCGTGAAAAATGGGACCCTGGAAAAAATGGAACGTGGAGCTGGTCGTGCACATAAGTACCGGACAATTCAGTAGTTTAATCAAAAAAATTGGCAAAAATTGGTTGTATCGTTTGCGGATTTCCCTGTGTTTATATACAGTATTAAATAACCTTGGTAGACAAAATGGTATACGATTCAATGACAGATGCAGCCGTGTCATGTTGTGAAAAACTTGATTCCCAGCTAAGCGATCTCGATGCTGTCCTGGATATGGTGAGCACCGTTATGGCCTCACCAGAGGCCAGCCTTCATATGAATGAGGCGGCACGTCTTCTGCGCATGTCTCGTAATATGGTCCACAGATGCAAGGATGTTGTCGCGGATGAGCTCATCAGGCAGGCTGGCGAATAAAAAAGGGAAAGGCGAGATACCCTCGCCTTTCCCTTGTTACTTCACTTGCAGAAATTCGTCTAAATCAATACACAGCGTGAATATCAATGCTTGCGCCGCAAGCCTTAGCGTATCGAGTTAACGTCTTCATACTTGCACCGAGAGGGTTGCTTTCCAGACGGCTAATCGCTGACGGTTGTAACCCCATTCGTTCTGCCAGCGCTGATTTCGTCAGGCCAGCTTTCTCCCTCATTTCGTATAGCATTTCAACCATCGCCAACTCCTTGTCGGCGTCCTCATAACCCCGGATAGCCTCCGGGGTGTTGAGCAGTTCTTCTTTTACCTGGTTAAATGGGATGCCTTTTACTTTCATTAGCTCATCTCCTTCAGACGCGTTCTGGCGATATCAATTGCGTGGGTAGGCGTCTTTTGCGTCTTCTTAACAAATGCGTGCAGTAGATAAATCTCGTTGCCTACCGCGTAAGCGTACAGCGTTCTCGCTATGTTTTTATCCCCTACCCTCAGTTCGAAAAGGCCACCGCCGATAACGCGGCTATGAGGCATTTTCAGCTTGTTCCCTTCACTTTCCAGTCTCTCGATAAGCCGGGTCATGCGACCGCGTAGCTCATCAGGTAATTCTTTAAGCTCATCCAGCGCTGCCGGGTGGGTTATCACGTTAAACATAGTATAGCCTCCTGATGTTGAAAATATACCAAAAACGGAAAAGTAACACAATAAGCAAATTTCACTAAAAAGTGAAAGGTAATGCTGGCTGTGTTCCTTGGGCAGAGTTACAGTTCGTGTCGTTGAGAGGGGGAAACCCCATAACCGCCTAAATCAGGAGTAAATTATGAATTATCAAGGCAACGAAAAAATGCGCAAAGACGCGGCAGATATTTCCAACGAACTCTATGAGTTGTGGCAAAAAGTTAAACGCTTTGAACGTGAATACAGCTTTAACAGCAAGGACCTGACAGAGCGCCTTGCAGGCCGTCTTGTTGGCACGATGGAACCTAAACTGGCGGAACTGAATAAATTTATGGCTGATGTCGATTATCAGTTCGAAGACTAAGGGGACGCTATGAACGCGAAAGAATTACGCCGGAATATGACCGAAGAAGCGTTAAGCGTTGAGTTCGTAATGCGTGGGCATCCACGCATTAGCCTGGCTGAGTTGAGTGAGGCTTGCCGCTTAAGCCAGGCATCAACAGAGTTTATTATTGAGCAGATGGTTTGTTTTGGTGTGGCGCGGCGCGGCGCTTTCGGAAGATACTCACTAACAAAAGAGTATGAAAACGGAATTATCTGATATTGTGCGACCACGGTCGCACGGAATAGAAAACGAAAAAGGTTGGCAAAACAGCTATTTTTAGGTATCTTTTTTCTAAGTTGGGATTTTTACGCCTGACTTCCGAATAACCGCCTACGGGCGGTTTTTTTGTGCCTGAAAAAGTGGGCGCGGGACGAGTTGCAGCTCATCCCGCGGTCAACCCATGCCAGAGGTATAGGCTGAACCCAAAGCCCACCCGCGATGCGCATCGCCGGGTTAGCTTACCCAGGCAGAAACATAATAGCTATGTTAAAAACTACACAAATCAACGGAGCGCAGCTCGTTTGCGCAGATTCTCTGCAATTTATCAAAACCATCCCCGATAATTCCGTAAACCTGATCGCGACAGACCCGCCATATTTTGGCGTTAAGTCCAACGACTGGGACAACCAATGGGAAAGTGACGCGGACTTTTTGGGCTGGCTTGATGAGTTTCTGGCGGAGTTCTGGAGGATACTGGCCCCAAATGGAAGCCTGTATATGTTTTCCGGTTCGCGGCTTGCGGCAAAAATTGAACTGCTAACCCGCGACCGTTTCAATGTCCTGAACCATATCACCTGGGCTAAACCTAGCGGTGTATGGCGGCGGCAAAATAAAGAGAGCCTGCGTACATTTTTCCCGGCAACCGAGCGCATCATATTCGCTGAACATTACGGCGCGTCTGGCTATGCGAAAGGTCAGTCGGGGTATGCCAGCAAGTGTGCTGAGTTGCGGAAAGACGTATTTTCTCCGTTGATTGGGGCATTCGTGTCAGCCCGGCAGCAGCTGGGGATTTCAGCAGCGGATATCAACGCAGCGACAGGGAAAAAGATGTGTTCACACTGGTTTTCCTCGTCGCAGTGGCAATTGCCGTCGCTGGATGACTTCAACAAGCTGCATGGGCTGTTCATGCAGCGGGCACAGGTTCTCGGCGTAGCATGCCCCCCGCCGTTCGATGTCGGGTATAGCGAGCATGAAAAGCAGTATGCTGATCTCAAAACGCAATACGATGCGGTAAAAGCTCAATACGATAGCCTCAAAGCTCAGTATGAAAGCTTACGCCGCCCGTTCTCTGTGACTGCAGATGTTCCTTATACGGATGTTTGGGAGTTCCCACCGGTGCAGTATTACCCTGGGAAACACCCGTGCGAGAAGCCAGCTGCGATGATGGAACACATCATCAGGAGCAGCTCGCGCCCCGGCGATGTGGTCGCTGACTTCTTCATGGGTTCCGGCAGTACGATTAAGGAAGCTCTGAAGCTTGGGCGTAAGGCCATAGGCGTAGAAATAGAAGAAGAGCGTTACCTGCAGACGGTGGAAGAAGTAAAAGAAGTAGTAAAAAAAAGAAGATAGTTGAAGTCACTTATATAACCCGCCTTTGGCGGGTTTTTTATTGCTGTCGTCCTGGCGATAGCTTTGCGTTATTTCGCAATGAACTGGACGGCGTTTCATTTGCACACAGCCTCCGCAAATAGAGCGAGGTAAGAGACCATGAGAATGAACGATCACTCAGGGAACATCTTCACGCAATTATTTGCGTGGATTGGAACCATAGCTGGAGTGCTGGGGTTCACTACCCAGGACCTTATTTACATGCTATTCGGGGCTGTGGGGCTTCTTATCTCCCTTGCATCTTTCATCAACGGCAGGATTGATGCACGCCGCCGTCGAAAAGAAGATGAGAAACGGACAGCAATGATAAAGGCTTACCTGGAAGAAGTGAGTGATAAGCCTATCGAAGATCGCCCGGCAGCGGTGAGCGTAGTAGCTGATGTACTCGCTAAGGCAGGCGAATGATGTCTAACAGGGCAAAATTAAGCGCCGCCGTTCTGAGTTTGATTCTTGCTGGCGCTTCAGCCCCAAAAATTCTCGACCAGTTTTTGGATGAGAAAGAGGGGAATAGTCTTACCGCGTACAAAGATGGCAGTGGCATCTGGACGATTTGCCGTGGTGCCACAATGGTCGATGGTAAGCCAGTTGTGCAGGGTATGAAGTTGACGCAAGCCAAATGCGACAAGGTTAATGCCATCGAACGGGATAAGGCTCTGGCGTGGGTTGACCGCAATATCAAAGTTCCTCTGACCGAACCGCAGAAAGCCGGGATTGCATCTTTCTGCCCGTACAACATAGGCCCTGGAAAATGCTTCCCATCGACGTTCTATAAGCGTCTTAATGCAGGCGACCGCAAAGGGGCCTGCGAGGCTATCCGATGGTGGATAAAAGATGGTGGCCGTGACTGTCGACTGACAAAGGGTCAGAAGAATGGGTGCTACGGGCAGGTTGAACGCCGTGACCAGGAAAGTGCACTTGCCTGCTGGGAGATAGAAAAGTGAATCCGTCTCCGTTAATTGCAGCAATAAAAGCCTGGTGGAAGCCGTTTTTAGTATTGATTGTTGTGGTCGCCGCGTTTATCGCTGGCAATGTCTGGAGTAACCGGGCATGGGAAAAAAAGTGGGCAGACCGTGATAGTGCCGAGTCCTCGCAACAAGTCAACGCACAGACTGCCGCCAGAATGATAGAGCAAGGGCGAATTATTGCCCGTGATGAGGCCGTTAAAGATGCTCAAGAGAAAGCAGCTGCCGCGCGTGATGTTTCTGCCCGTTTGTCTGGCACTGTTAGCCAGCTGCAGCAACAGGCAAGAAAACTCGCTACCCGCCTGGAAGCCGCAAAGCACACCGCAGATCTTGCCGCTTCCGTCAGAGGCAAAACAGCCGGAGCCAACGCCACAATGCTCGCCGACATGCTCGGAAGTCTTGCAGCAGAAGCTAAATATTATGCTGAACGATCTGACGAAAGCTATCGAGCAGGAATGACCTGCCAGCGCATTTATGACTCGGTGAGAGAGTCAAACAACCAATCTGGAGCCTCGCAATAGCGGGGCTTTTTTATAGCTGAAATCAGCGGAGAGAAAATGGCGAAAATCAAACTGACACTCGAACAGATTAAAGCTCTGGCCAAATTTGCGGAAGAAGAAGGCCAGCCTGAGTATACGATTTGTCATGGACAAATTCCGGGTTTCGATAACTTTCCTGATTACGATGGATTGATTGTGTATTCGGGGTCAGAAGAACACAGCGTTCTGGCTTTGGAAGATAAAGGGCAGGGCGATATCTGATGAAAGTTTATATCGCTGGGCCAATGACAGGCCGTGAAAACTTTAATCGTGAAGCTTTCAATAAAGAGGCGGAGCGTCTGAAACGCCATGGCCACACCGTTCTCAATCCAGCCAGCCTGCCTAATGGTCTGGAGCAACGTGAATACATGGACATCTGCTTTGCGATGCTCCGTTGTGCTGACGCGATCTTAATGCTCCCTGGCTGGAAGACGTCATCCGGTGCTACAGCGGAATATCATTACGCGTACAAGATGGAGCTGCCGGTTTACTCAACGCTCCATTATCCGCCAGTGGCCGAAGTAGCAGGATAAGAAAAAACAATATAAATAAAAGTAGTGTTCCGCTTTCGTGCGACCACGGTCGCACGCTTTTCCATTCTCATAGACATGAGCGTTGCTGCGTAACGGGTTCATTGCCCAATCTGCGCCGCGTATAGCGCTCATGTTTATGAGAATGAACATTAATCAGGTGCGCGAGATGTCGGGTAATACCGATCCGGACGAAGCGTGACGCTGTTATAAGCTGGAAGATGGTGCAGACGGCCTATATCTTCTGGCTCAATGGCTCGAATCCATTCCTGATTAACCCATTCAAGCAACTGGTATCTGTGGCGTTTTAAATGCGCATCGCACGCGCACATCGAAGAAAGTCTTTCAGCTGTGAGCCTGGGCAAACCGTTAACTTTCGGCGGCTTTGCCGTGCGACAGGCTCACGCCTAAAAGGAAACAAATTATGGGTCAAAAAATTATTACCTTGTCCGGTGCTGCGACGGATGTTCTTTATTCGCTGTTTTTCCGTGGCGCGCTTCAGTCTGGTGACCTGCCAGCTAAATCTGGTGCTGCTGAGCTTCGAGAATTGGGATTCGCTGAAACACGCCATACCGCGACGGAGTATCAAAAGGAAAATTATTTCACCTTCCTGACTGCTGAAGGGCAGGCGTTTGCGATTAAGCACCTGGTAAATACGCGCTTTGGTGTGCCAGTGGATAAGCAAAAGCATTACAGAACGATGGCTATTAGTGTTGAACTGGATTCATCCAATGTCCAAAAGATACTCGATGAAATTAATGACCAGATTCGTAACAGCAAAGAATTTGACGATTTGATAAGCGGATGGTCTGTCGAGAAAAACGGAACGCTGATAATTAATCACGGCCAGGTGTTTATACGCGATGCGATAATCCAGGACGGCAGCATCACGAATGCGAACTATGCCGTCAAATCCACCGGGGAAGTGGGTGGAAAACAACACGCTGCCGGTATGACCGTTGGTGTTGAAGACGGGCAGGGAAAAGTAGTGTTTAAGGCTGATCGTTATAAGGTGCATGAAGCCGCTTCATCATCCATCATCGAAAACGCCGTCTTAACAAACGCGAAGATAAGTATCAGGCTTGGCGAAGAGATGAAGCAGGCCGTCATTGATGCCGTGCGTGAAAGCGATTTATTCGCATCCCTCCAGGCAAAAAATGATGCGCAAACAGCTTCAGTAGTTGGCTTGCAGCAGGCATTGCATGACACAGTAAACGCTGCCATCCGCAACGCGATGAAGCCGGGCGGCCTGATATGCGCAAGGCTGAAGGGATGGTGATGCCAGCCTCTGCAGGCACCCATGGCTTCGCGGGTCCTTTCCGGCGATCCGCCCTGTTACGGGGCGGCGTCCGCGCAGATTCTCGCTATATATGAAAATTTTGGACATGAGGTTGTTGTTTAATCATTGCTGAAAACGGGTGAGGGAATATGGCCGTGCTATTGAATAAATCTGATATGGCTTCCTCGCTGGGAATATCCGTCCAGGCCTTTGATAAATGGGGTGTCCAGCCAGTAGAAAAGAGAGGGCGAGAAGTCTTCTTTGACGTTCGTTCAGTCGTTGATAACCGCATCGAACACCAGAGTCGAAAACTACAACCATCGCCGGGAGAAGACGATGATGGTGTCAATATTGATTATGAACGTTGGCGTTTAACTCGTGCTAATGCGGATGCGGCTGAGCTGGCCAATGAGAAAAAGCGTCGCGAGGTCGTAGAGACTGCGTTTTGTACCTTCGTGTTATCCAGAATTGCCGCTGAAATATCCAGTATTCTGGATGGCATACCCCTTTCGATGCAGCGCCGGTTCCCTGAGCTGGAAAATCGGCATATCGAGTTCCTGAAAGGGGACGTAATAAAGGCGATGAATAAGGCTGCGGCGCTGGATGAACGGATTCCGGGGTTGTTGAATGATTATATCGACCAGTCAGGTAGCTAATCTGCGTACAGCGGTAAAAGCTGGTCTGAAATCACTATACCGCCCGGAACCCATGACAGCTGTCGAATGGGCCGATGCGCATTATTACCTTCCGAAGGAATCCGCTTATCAGGAAGGGCGCTGGGAAACATTGCCATTTCAGCGCGCGATCATGAATGCGATGGGCAGCGACTATATTCGCATTGTTAACGTAATTAAGTCGGCGCGAGTAGGCTATTCGAAAATGCTACTCGGCGTTATTGCTTATTTCATCGAGCACAAACAACGTAATGAGTTGCTGTGGCTGCCGACCGACGGCGACGCAGATAATTTCATGAAGTCACACGTTGAACCTACGATTCGTGATGTTCCCTCGCTGTTATCACTTGCTCCCTGGTATGGGAAAAAGCATAGGGATAACACGCTGTCGATGAAGCGATTTACCAATGGCCGTGGCTTCTGGTGCTTGGGTGGTAAATCGGCAAAGAACTATCGTGAAAAATCAGTCGATGTCGTTGGATACGATGAACTGGCTGCGTTTGACGCTGATATTGAGAAAGAGGGTTCGCCGACCTTCCTGGGGGATAAGCGTATCGAGGGTTCTGTTTGGCCCAAATCCATACGCGGTTCGACACCGAAATTGCGTGGAACGTGTCAGATTGAGCGAGCAGCAAAAGAGTCCGGACATTTTATGCGATTTCATGTCGCATGCCCGCATTGTGGTGAAGAGCAATATCTTAAATTTGGTGACCGGGATACGCCTTTCGGCTTCAAATGGGAGCCTGAGCAGGCCGAAACGGTCTACTACCTCTGCGAGCATAATGCTTGTGTCATTAAGCAACATGAACTGGACTTTTCCAACGCTCGTTATATCTGCGAATTGACCGGAATATGGACGCGCGACGGGCTTCGATGGTTCTCATCGTCTAATGCTGAAATTGACCCACCTGAAAGCGTAACTTTCCACATTTGGACTGCTTATAGCCCGTTTACCACCTGGGTACAGATAGTTAAAGACTGGTTCAAAACGAAAGGCGACACGGGTAAACGCAAGACATTTGTGAACACCACCTTGGGCGAAACGTGGGAAGCGAAAATTGGTGATCGCCCCGATGCAGACGTTTTAGCAGAGCGTAAAGAGCACTTTGATGCTGCAGTGCCTGAGCGAGTGGCGTATCTGACAGCGGGTATTGACTCCCAGCTCGACCGTTACGAAATGCGTGTATGGGGATGGGGGCCGGGTGAGGAAAGCTGGCTTATCGACAGGCAAATCATCATGGGTCGCCATGATGATGAGTCAACACTTGCCCGTGTGGATGAGGCAATTAACAAGACATATAAACGCCGTAACGGTGTAGAAATGTCTATATCCCGAATCTGCTGGGATATCGGTGGTATTGACCCCACTATCGTCTACAACCGCTCTAAAAAACACGGTCTGTTTCGTGTGATCCCGATAAAGGGTGCGTCGGTTTATGGAAAGCCAGTGGCGAACATGCCCCGCAAACGCAACAAAAACGGTGTTTATCTGACAGAAGTGGGTACTGATACCGCGAAAGAGCAGATTTATAACCGCTTCACGCTGACCGTTGAAGGTGATGAGCCTCTGGCCGGTGCCGTTCACTTCCCCAATAACCCCGATATTTATGATCTTTCAGAGGCGCAGCAGCTGACCGCCGAAGAACTGGTCGAAAAGTGGGTTGATGGTAAGAGAAAAATCATATGGGACAGCAAAAAAAGGCGAAATGAGGCTCTCGACTGCTTTGTTTACGCACTGGCGGCGCTTCGTATCAGCATATCCCGCTGGCAGCTTAACCTTGATTCACTTCTTGCCAGCCTGCTGGAGGAAGAAGGTACCCGTAACAATAACAAGACCCTGGCGGATTACGCGCGGGCATTGTCTGGAGAGGAATAATGGCAACACAGACTGAACTGGATGCCGCGCGCGCTGCGTTACATGACCTGATGATGGGGAAACGAGTGGCGACGGTACAGAAAGATGGCCGAAGAGTGGAATTTACAGCTACCTCAGTCACCGATCTCAAAAAGTATATTGCTGACCTTGAATCTCAGGTTGGTACCACATCACGACGCCAGGGGCCTGCAAGGTTTTACGTATGAAAATACCATCTTTAGTGGGTCCTGACGGGAAAACATCCCTTCGGGAATACGCGGGGTATCATGGCGGCGGCGGAGGGTTTGGTGGTCAGTTGCGGGGCTGGAATCCCCCAAGCGAAAGTGCTGATGCGGCTCTTCTGCCTAACTTCTCGCGCGGAAATGCCCGTGCTGACGATCTGGTCAGAAATAATGGCTATGCGGCAAACGCCGTGCAGCTCCACCAGGACCACATAGTCGGGTCATTTTTCAGACTCAGCTATCGACCGAGCTGGCGCTATCTTGGCATCAATGAGGAGGATTCACGCGCATTTTCGCGGGATGTTGAAGCCGCCTGGAATGAGTATGCCGAGGATGACTTTTGCGGGATTGATGCCGAGCGCAAGCGAACCTTTACGATGATGATCCGTGAAGGTGTGGCCATGCATGCGTTTAACGGTGAATTATGCATGCAGGCGACATGGGACAGCGATTCAACGCGTCTTTTCCGTACTCAGTTCAAAATGGTCAGTCCGAAGCGCGTCAGTAATCCAAACAACATCGGTGATACCCGGAACTGCCGTGCCGGGGTAAAAATCAATAATAGTGGTGCTGCGCTGGGATATTACGTCAGCGACGACGGATACCCCGGCTGGATGTCGCAGAACTGGACCTATATTCCGCGCGAGCTTCCTGGTGGCCGCCCCTCGTTTATCCATGTATTCGAACCGATGGAGGATGGACAGACCCGTGGGGCTAATGCGTTTTACAGCGTGATGGAGCAGATGAAAATGCTCGATACCCTGCAAAACACCCAGCTCCAGAGCGCTATCGTAAAGGCCATGTATGCGGCCACCATCGAGAGTGAACTGGATACCCAATCGGCGATGGATTTTATCCTCGGTGCTGATAATAAAGAGCAGCAGAGCAAACTGACGGGCTGGCTCGGCGAAATGGCAGCCTATTACTCCGCTGCGCCGGTTCGCCTGGGCGGGGCACGAGTTCCACACCTGTTGCCGGGGGATTCTCTTAACCTCCAGTCGGCGCAGGACACCGATAACGGCTATTCAACGTTCGAACAATCCCTGCTGCGTTATATTGCTGCAGGGCTAGGTGTGTCGTATGAGCAGCTTTCACGAAACTATTCGCAGATGAGCTACTCGACCGCACGCGCAAGTGCTAACGAGTCCTGGGCGTACTTTATGGGGCGTCGCAAGTTTGTGGCGTCCCGACAGGCCTGCCAGATGTTTCTTTGCTGGCTGGAAGAAGCGATTGCCAGAAGGGTGGTCACGCTTCCTTCGAAAGCCCGTTTCAGTTTCCAGGAGGCTCGAACAGCATGGGGGAACGCCAGCTGGATTGGCTCTGGCCGAATGGCGATTGACGGGCTGAAAGAGGTGCAGGAAGCCGTCATGCTTATTGAGGCTGGTCTCAGCACGTATGAGAAAGAGTGCGCCAAACGCGGTGATGATTATCAGGAGATTTTTGCCCAGCAGGTCCGGGAAACAATGGAGCGTCGTGCTGCGGGTCTGAAACCACCGGCATGGTCCGCTGCCGCTTTTGAGGCTGGACTGAAAAAATCAAACGAGGAGGAGCAAGATGGCGCACGAGCTGCGTAATCTTCCGCATATCGCCAGTATGGCCTTTAATGAGCCGCTGATGCTTGAACCCGCCTACGCGCGGGTTTTCTTTTGCGCACTGGCTGGCCAGCTGGGTATCACCCGGCTGACAGATACCGTCTCCGGCATCACGCTTGATGCCGGACAAATAGCCGAACCGCTGGCACTGTTTGGTGATGATGACATGGAACCCCGACCATCGCGCAGCTATCAGGTGGCAAATGGTATCGCGGTCTTGCCGGTTTCCGGCACTCTGGTGAGTAAAACCCGTGCGCTGCAGCCTTATTCCGGCATGACGGGTTACAACGGGATCATCGCTCGCGTGCAGCAGGCCATCAGTGACCCCGGCGTCGACGGCATTCTGCTGGACATGGATACGCCGGGTGGAATGGTGTCAGGGGCATTTGACTGCGCTGACATTATTGCCCGTATGCGCGATATCAAACCCATCTGGGCGCTGGCCAATGACATGAACTGCAGTGCAGGTCAGCTTATTGCCAGTTCGGCATCGCGACGGCTGGTCACGCAAACGGCCAGAACCGGCTCCATCGGGGTAATGATGGCGCACAGCAACTATGGTGCTGCGCTAAAAACTAACGGCGTTGAGGTCACGCTGATTTACAGCGGCGATCACAAGGTCGACGGCAACCCTTACGAAAAGCTCCCTGAAGATGTGCGTGCTGATTTCCAGACGCGTATCGATGCCACCCGTCAGATGTTTGCCGAAAAAGTTTCCGCTTATACCGGTATGTCCGTTCAGGACGTACTGAACACCGAAGCGGCAGTATTTTCCGGCCAGGAGTCCGTGGATAACGGGCTGGCGGATGAACTTGTTAACAATACCGATGCGCTCGGCGTGATGCGCGAAGCACTCGACAGACGCAAAAAAACAACCATTGGAGGAACTATGCCATCACCTTCTGCATCTGCAGCGACCAATAATCCAGCCGACCAGTCAGCTACTCAGACTACTGCACCGGCTGAGCAGGTCACCACGGTTGACGCAACCACTACTGCCGCAATGTCTCCAGTAGATGTGAGTGCTCAGGTCTCTGCAGCAGTAGCAGCAGAGAATAGCCGCATCATGGGGATCCTGAACTGCGAAGAGGCGAAAGGGCGAGAGTCACAGGCTCGCGTCCTGGCCGAAACGCCGGGAATGACGGTCGAGAGCGCACAGCGCATTCTGGCTGCTGCACCGCAAAGTGCCCAGGCGCGTACCGATACGGCACTGGATCGCCTGATGGAAGCTGCACCAGGCGCACTCTCAGCAGGCAACGCATCGACTGACTCCGTTGATGATTTGTTAAATACACCCGTTTAAGAGGCAATCATGGCAATTACCGAAGTTTTCACTCATAACCAGCCGCTTGGTAACAGCGACCCGGCGCACACCGCGTATGGTCCCGGCGAACTGACGGCATCGACTCCAGCCATGACACCGCTCATGTTGGATGCCACTTCTGGCAAGCTGACCGCCTGGGATGGTGCTAATGCTGGCGCGGCCGTGGGCGTTCTGGCAGTGACAGCTGACCAGAACAGCGCCGAGCTGACCTATTACAAATCCGGCTCTTTCCGCATTGAAGATGTCCTCTGGCCATCTTCACTCACAGATGAAAGCAAGAAACGTAACGCATTCGCCGGTACTGCAATCAGCATCGTTTAATCCGCGTTTTTACAACCATCATCATTCATAAAAGCCGCATTTGCGGCTTTTTTTATGGGAAAAATCTATGTCCGTTTACACAACTGCCCAGCTGCTGGCGGTCAATGAGAAGAAATTCAAATTCGATCCGCTCTTCCTGCGCATCTTTTTCCGCGAAAGCTATCCCTTCAGTACAGAGAAGGTTTACCTGTCGCAAATTCCTGGTCTGGTCAACATGGCGCTGTACGTTTCGCCGATTGTCTCCGGCAAAGTGCTTCGCTCCCGTGGCGGCAGCACATCTGAGTTCACGCCGGGTTATGTGAAGCCGAAACATGAAGTCAACCCACTGATGACCCTTCGCCGCTTGCCTGATGAGGACCCTCAGAATCTGGCTGACCCGGTCTATCGCCGTCGCCGTATCATCCTCCAGAACATGAAGGATGAAGAGCTTGCGATTGCGCAGGTCGAAGAGAAACAGGCTGTTGAGGCGGTGCTAAGCGGTAAATACACCATGACCGGGGAAGCGTTTGATCCTGTTGAAGTGGATATGGGCCGCAGCGCTGGTAACAACATTGTCCAGGCCGGTGCGGCTGCGTGGTCCTCCCGCGACAAAGAAACGTATGACCCGACCGATGACATTGAAACCTACGCGCTCAACGCCAGCGGTGTGGTCAACATCATTGTGTTCGATCCGAAGGGCTGGGCGCTGTTCCGTTCCTTCAAGGCAGTGAAGGAGAAACTGGATACGCGTCGAGGCTCTAACTCTGAGCTGGAAACCGCCCTGAAAGACCTGGGCAAGGCAGTTTCCTACAAGGGGATGTATGGCGATGTGGCCATCGTGGTCTACTGCGGCCAGTACATCGAAAACGACGTCAAAAAGAACTATCTGCCAGACCTGACGATGGTCCTGGGTAACACTCAGGCGCGCGGCCTGCGTACCTATGGTTGCATTCTTGATGCCGATGCCCAGCGAGAAGGTATCAACGCCTCGACGCGTTACCCGAAAAACTGGGTGCAAACGGGCGACCCGGCACGCGAATTCACCATGATTCAGTCAGCCCCGCTGATGCTGCTGGCAGACCCGGATGAGTTCGTGTCAGTCAAGCTCGCATAACTTCCCCCGGTGGCCCTGTCGGGCCACCTTTCTGGAGTATTTCCCATGACAGAGAAAGAAAAGCTAATCGCTCGCCTGAATGACCTTGGCACTCAGCTTAACCGCGAGGTCAGCACCAGCGGCACGATTCAGGAACTTACGATGCGTATTGCTGAGCTGGAAGAGGAGCTGGATGGTGATGCCAGTTCGGTAGACGGTGAAAACGGAGAGGAGAATGCTCACGACAGCACCGACATCGACACCGACACCAACATCGACACCGACAGCACCGACATCGACACCGACAGCACCGACAACGATGTAGCTGACGCGGAAAAAGTAAAAACGGAAGCGGTCACAACGGATGACCGGGTATCAGTAGAAACGCTGGCTACCCTGCATGTTGACGCGTTACATGCCACGCGTAACGAACCGGTATCCATCGTTGAGCCCGGAGTGATTATCCGCGTATCCGAACAGGATGCAGACGAGCTGATCGCAAAGGGGCTGGCTCGCGAAGTCTGAAGGGGGCCGCATGGCTGATTTCGATAATCTCTTTGATGAGGCCATGTCGCGAGCTGATGGCACTATCCGCAGTGTGATGGGCACAGAGGCAAAGGTGATGTCAGGCTTATTGTCTGGCATCACGTTGGTCGGTGTCTTTGATGATCCAGAAAACATTGGTTATGCGGGAGCAGGGATCCGTGTTGAAGGTACCAGCCCGACGTTGTTTGTAGAAACCTCCACTGTCAGCCAGTTGCAGCGTATGGACACCCTGACGATTAACGGCCGGTCATTCTGGGTTGATCGTATCGGTCCGGATGACTGTGGTTCCTGTCATATCTGGCTGGGTAACGGCTCTGCTCCACCTTCCTCGCGTCGCCGTTAAGGAGCGCCTATGTCAATAAAAGGCCTTGAGCAGGCCATAGAGAACCTTAACAGCATCAGCAAAACGGCTGTCCCGCGTGCGTCGGCGCAGGCCGTTAACCGCGTGGCAAACCGGGCTGTCAGCCGTAGCGTTGCAGTCGTATCAAAAGACACCCGCGTACCGAGAAAGCTGGTAAAGCAACGCGCCAGGGTGAAGCGTGCGACGGTCAATAAGCCCCGTGCGCTTATCCGGGTGAACCGGGGAAATTTACCGGCCATAAAACTCGGCACTGCAAGCGTGCGTCTTTCCCGCAGAAAAAGGGATAAGAAAGGGGCCAACAGCGTTCTGCGCATAGGGCCGTTCCGTTTTCCGGGTGGTTTCATCCAGCAGCTTAAAAATGGCCGCTGGCACGTCATGAGGCGAACGTCAAAACCCCGTTATCCCATTGAAGTAGTCAGCATCCCGCTGGCAGCTCCGTTAACTACGGCATTTAAAGAAGAACTGCCGAAGCTTATGGAGTCGGATATGCCCAAAGAGCTCCGGGCATCCCTTACCAACCAACTCAGGCTCATTCTGACACGATGAAACACAGCGATATCCGCAAGGTAATTATTGACGCGCTTGAAAGCGCGATTGGTACTGACGCCATTTATTTTGACGGCAGGCCTGCAGTGCTCGAAGAGGAAGATTTCCCTGCTGTAGCCGTCTATCTGACAGATGCGGAATACACCGGGGAAGAACTGGATGCAGACAGCTGGCAGGCCATTCTGCATATCGAAGTCTTTCTTGGGGCTCAGGTGCCTGATTCTGATCTGGATGACTGGATGGAAACGCGGGTGTATCCGGTTCTCGCAGAGGTTCCGGGTCTTGAATCCCTTATCACCACAATGGTTCAGCAGGGTTATGACTACCAGCGCGATGACGATATGGCGCTGTGGAGTTCTGCCGACCTGAAATATTCCATTACTTACGACATGTGAGGACCCTATGGCCACACCAAACCCGCTGGCACCAACAAAAGGTGCTGGTACCACCCTATGGGTTTACACCGGAACCGGTGACCCCTATGCCAACCCGCTTTCAGACGTTGACTGGCTGCGCCTGGCAAAGATTAAAGACCTGCAGCCCGGTGAACTGACGGCTGAATCTGAAGATGACACCTACATCGATGATGAAAATGCCGACTGGACATCAACCATGCAGGGGCAGAAATCAGCCGGTGAAACCAATCTGACGCTCGCGTGGATGCCGGGAGATTCCGGTCAGCAGGACCTGGTGAACTGGTTCGATGAGGGCACCGTGAGGGGATATAAAATCAAATACCCAAATGGTGTTGTCGATGTGTTTAAGGGCTGGGTGAGCAGCCTCGGTAAAACCATTACTTCCAAAGAGGTCATGACCCGCACGGCCAAAATCACAAACAACGGCAAACCATCGCTGGCAGAGGACAGCGGTACCGCGCCGATTGCTGTCACGGGGATCAGTCTGGATAAATCCACTGCAACTGTAGCGGTCGCAGCCACAACGCAACTGGTGGTTTCAGTCCTTCCGGCCAGTGCGTCAGATAAATCCTTCCGCGTAGCCAGCTCTGATCCTTCAAAAGCAACGGTCACTGTTAACGGCAATACCCTGACTGTCACCGGCGTGGCGGCGGGCACCGTCGAAATCATCGTTATGAGCAATGACGGTAACTTTGTGGCGATCTGCAAAGTCACTGTTTCCTGATAACCGGGGCGCGAGCCCCGTTCCCCCGGAGTAAATATGTTTCTAAAGAGCGAACTGCTTGAATGCAACGGCAGCAGCGTCACATTGTTCCAGCTGTCAGCGCTACAGCGTATTGAACACCTCGAATACCTGAAACAGCTGGAAGCGGTTGAAGTGGGCGATTTTCAGGCGGCCATTACCTTTACTGTGAAGAGTGGAGCGTATCTCGTCGCAATGTCGCTCTGGCACGGCCATCCTTTGAAAGGCTCACAGGGAGAAAACGCGGCGGCGGAAGTGGCAAAGATTCAGGAGGAGGTCATGCAGACATGGCCGACCGAACTGGTTGCCGAAGCGGAATATAAGGTGAAACTCCTGTCCGGGATGATTGCGCCTGTCATTGAAGAACCGACTTCATCCGGTGAAGAACGTAATGATCCCGCTGAACCCGTTACTGCGGAAAAGTCCTCGCCAGTGAGCTGAAATTTGCCATGAAACTGGCGCGTGAGTTCGGTCGCCCGGACTGGCGTGCCATGCTTGCTGGCATGTCCTCTACGGAGTACGGCGACTGGAAAATCTTCTACCAGGACAATTACTTTCATGATGCGCAGCTGGACGCACATTTCTCCGGCTTGCTCTACACCATCTCAACCCTGTTTTTTGCCGATCCGGAGTTAACCCCGGACAGTTTCAGCATTCTTTCCTCTGCACCGGAAGCCATCGACATCGATGATCCGGATGACGATACGCTGATGGCGAAGGCTGCAGGTATTTCAGGAGGCGTGCGCTATGGCCCAGACGGCAGTCGGTGATCTGGTCGTTAACCTTGACGTTAACTCGACAAAATTCAACGAGCAGCTCAGCTACGTCAAAAAAGAATTAAAACAGACCGGCAATACGGCAAACGACGAAGCGTTACGTATCCAGCAGTCCTTCAGCCGCCAGGAGAACGCAGCGCGCAAAGCGGGTATTTCTGTGGGTCAGTATAACGCCGCAATGCGTATGCTCCCGGCGCAGTTTACCGATGTGGCCACGCAGCTTGCGGGTGGGCAGAACCCCTGGCTGATTCTGCTTCAGCAGGGCGGTCAGGTTAAAGACTCCTTTGGCGGGATCATTCCGACATTCCGGGCGTTGCTGGGGACGATTTCCCCGTTGATGGTCGGCATTGGTGCATTGTCCGTTGCAACGGGCGCGTTGTTCTATGCCTGGTACCAGGGCTCTTCCACTCTGTCTGATTTCAACAAAACGCTGGTACTGTCGGGGAACACAGCCGGACTGACCGCTGACCGCATGCTGGCACTGGCGCGGAACGGACAGGCAGCGGGGCTGACCTTCAACCAGACCAGCGAAGCCCTGACAGAGCTTATCAACGCGGGTGTGCGTGCTGGCTCGCGCTTTGATGACATGAGCCAGGCGGTGGCGCGGTTTACCGATGCCTCCGGCGTGCCGGTGGAAAAGGTCGCAGCAGCCTATGGCAAGCTCGCAACTGACCCGACATCGGGCCTGATCGCTATGGCCCAGCAGTTCCATAACGTTACCGCTGAACAGATTGCCCATGTGGCGCAGCTGCAGCGTGCCGGTGATGAGGCTGGCGCACTGCAGGCGGCTAACGAGGCTGCTACAGCCGGATTCAACGATCAGTCCAAAGCCATCCGCGACAATATGGGGACGATTGAATCTTCAGCGGACTCCCTGAAGCGAGCCTTCAAATCGATGTGGGATGCAGCCCTCGATATTGGCCGACCTGACACCGCGCAGGAGATGGTGGCAAAAGCCGAAGCCGCGTTCAAAAAAGCCGATGAAATCTGGAACCTGCGTAAAGGTGACCGATATGTCAACGATGAGGCCCGCGCCAGATTCTGGAATGACCGCGAAACGGCCAGGCTGGCGCTGGACATGGCGCAGCAGCAGGCGGGAATTGCCAGGGCGAATGAAGAGAATGCATCGCGCGAAGCGGCAGCGGAATCGGATCGCCAGAAGTATGCTGCGCAGGCTCAGGCAAACTATGCCAAAACGCAGACGGCACTGGAGAAATACACGGCCAGGCAGAGCGAGCTCAACAAGGCGCTGAAAGAGGGGCGGATCCTCCAGGCTGACTACAACATCAACCTGGCTGCCGCGAAAAAAGAGTACGAAGACACCCTTAAAAAGCCGAAGAAGACCCCGGCAATCAGAACCCCCGCAGGTGCCCGTGCAACCGATACGGCCAGCGCCCAGACGCTGGAGCTGCAGGCACAGCTGCGCACCCTGCAGGAGCATAAGAGCATCAATGACACCATCAGCCAGCAGCGTCAGGAGCTGTGGCGTCAGCAGTCCCGCTTTACGGTTCTGGAAGAGGCCGCGAAGACCCGGACGCTTTCTGCCGAGGAAAAATCCCTGCTGGCCAGTAAAAGCGAGGTGCTTTCCCGTGCGGAGCTGAATGCGAAGCTTGGCGATCAGATAGTGGCGCAGGAGCGGCTTAACCGCCTGCAGGATACGTCCCAAAAATACGTCACGCAGATCGGCGAGAAAACCCGTGCCCTGGCGGAAAGTGCTGGTATGAGCAGTCGTGCAGCACAACGTCGCAATGAAGAGGCCCAGCTTCTTCAGGGCTGGAAAAATGGTGGCGGTTCGGAGAACGATGCCGGTTACCAGAATGAGCTGCAGGCGCTGCGTGCGTATTACGCCGAGCAGGATAAGCTTCGGGACGACTGGCAGTCCGGGGCCAAATCCGCATGGGCAGATTATGTTGATTCTGCTTCTGATGCTTATGGCCAGATGAAGTCGTTTGCCACCAGTACGTTTGATGGCATCGGGCAAAATATGGCTGACATGCTGACGCGCGGAAAGGCTGACTGGGCTGACTTCACCCGCTCCACGCTCTCCATGCTGACACAGATCCTGCTGAAACAGGCGATGGTAGGCCTGGTGGATTCAGCGACAACCGCGCTGGGATTTGCAGGTGGCGGTTATACCGGTTCAGGCGGGAAATATGAACCTGCAGGTGTCGTTCACCGTGGTGAATTTGTTTTCACCAAAGAGGCTACCAGCCGGATCGGCGTCGGCAATCTTTACCGGATGATGAAAGGGTATGCCACGGGTGGATATGTCGGGGGCGGTGGTACAGGCCCGGCTGCAGCACCTTTCGGTGTCAGTGTATATGCCCCGGTGACGGTCGAAAATGCTTCCGGTAACGCACAGCAGCAAAACGACGGTGACAGGCTGGGTAAAGCGTATCAGCAGGTGATTAACAAATCTGTCAACGATGGTATCGCCAGGGCAATCCAGCCCGGTGGGCTTATCTGGAATGCGACCAATCGCAGGTAACAGTTATGACGATAGAAACATTCTCCTGGGGGATTAAGGTCTCCAGCCAGCCCACCGAAGGAAGCAAAGACACAGTCAGGAAGGTCCAGTTCGGCGACGGATACGCACAGGTGAGCGGCTCAGGCCTGAATGATGAGATTCGCACCTATGAGTTTTCCTTTTCCGGTGATCCGACTACTGCGAATGAAATTCATGCCTTCCTTCGGCGGCATAAAGTGAAGTCGTTTATTTTCACTCCGCCGTTCGGCGATACCGCGCTGTGGCGTGTCGAGGCTGACACGCTCAAAAAGGTGGTTAAAAACGTAAAAGTGATAACCGTAACCGCAACGTTTGAACAGGCATTTGCACCATGAGTCTTAATGCTGATTATCAAAAACTCGAGCCGGGCAATGAAGTCCGGCTTTTTTCTGTCGATGGCACAGCGTTCGGTATGTCAGATGTACTCCGCTTTCACGCACATAACATCGCGCATACCCCGGAAGAGATTGAGGCTGCAGGCGGGGATGAGAATAAACTTCCGGCGAAATCCATCTGGTGGCAGGGGGAGGAGTATAAAGCCTGGCCGTGTCAGGTTGAGGGTATTGAAGCGACCACGGACGGTACCAGCCCACAGCCAAAACTGAGTGTGGCGAACCTGGACAGCTCGATCTCAGCGCTCTGTCTGGCGTATGACGATCTGTTGCAGGCGAAAGTGAGTATCCACGACACGCTGGCACAGTATCTGGACGCCAGAAATTTTCCGCAGGGCAATCCCACCGCAGACCCGTCACAGGAAAAGCTGAAGGTCTTTTATATTGACGCCAGAAGTACCGAGACGGATGAAACTGTTGAATTTACGCTTTCCAGTCCGATGGATTTACAGGGGCAGATGATACCTACGCGGCAGCTGCATTCGTTATGCAGCTGGTGCATCCGGAACAAGTACCGGACCGGCGACGGCTGCGACTATGCCGGAACGCGCTATTTCGACAAAAACAATAACCCGGTTGACGATCCCTCGCTGGATGTCTGCAACGGCACACTGACGGCCTGTAAGCTCCGGCACGGAGACAACAACGAGCTGCCGTTCGGCGGTTTCCCGGGTACATCTCTTATCAGGAGCTGATATGCGCCAGAAAACCATTGATGCCATCATGGCACACGCTGCAGCGGAATATCCGCGCGAGTGCTGCGGCGTGGTGGCACAGAAAAGCCGGGTTGAGCGCTATTTTCCCTGTCGTAACCTCGCAGCAGAGCCGACCGAACATTTTCACCTTTCACCTGAAGATTATGCAGCGGCAGAAGACTGGGGGACGGTGGTGGCCATTGTTCACAGCCACCCTGACGCGACGACGCAGGCCAGCGAGCTGGATAAGGCGCAGTGTGATGCAACGTTGTTGCCCTGGCATATTGTGAGCTGGCCAGAGGGGGATTTACGTACCATTCAGCCACGCGGGGAGCTGCCATTGCTGGAGCGTCCGTTCGTGCTTGGCCACTTCGATTGCTGGGGTCTGGTAATGAGCTATTTCCGGCAGACCCACTGTATCGAGCTCCACGATTACCGGGTGGATTATCCCTGGTGGGAAAACGACTACCCGGACAATTTCTATCAGGAGTGCTGGTATGAGTGCGGATTCAGGGAGTTTGATGGTCCGCCTCAGGAAGGGGACCTCGTCATCATGCAGGTGCAGGCCGATAAGTGGAATCATGCCGGGATTTTACTGGAGGGTAACATGCTGCTGCACCATCTTTACGGGCATCTGAGTCAACGTGTTCCTTATGGCGGATACTGGCAGGAGCGCACAATGAAGATCGTTCGCTATAAAGATGTAATGGCAGGTGAAACATGCAGGAAGTAATGACCCGCATTGAGCTTGGCGGCGTGCTCGGGAAAACATTCGGTAAAGTTCACCATCGCCTGATTTCCCGCGTGAACGAAGCGAGTGTTGCGCTGGCAAAGACTATACCGGGCTTTGAGCAGTTTATGATTTCCAGCCAACGCCGTGGTCTCACTTATTCAGTATTCAAAGGGAAAAAGAATATTGGTGTTGATGACCTGGGTTACCCGGTCACCGGCGATGTCATTCGCATTGTCCCGGTGATTATCGGGAGCAAAAAGGCCGGATTACTCCAGACAATACTTGGTGCAGTTCTGGTTGCCGTTGGGGCGGTGCTTAATTTCACACCCTGGGCTGCGGCATCACCATTCTTATACAAATTCGGTGCCGCAATGATGATTGGCGGGGTTGTTCAGATGCTTTCCCCTCAACCAGCGGGGCTGGCCAGCAAACAGAGTTCAGATAACCGCGCCTCATACGCGTTCGGTGGAGTCACCAACACCGCCGCGCAGGGCTATCCGGTACCGCTTCTTTATGGTCGTCGGCTAATCGGCGGTGCGATTATTTCTGCCGGGATTTATGTCGAAGACCAGCAATAAATAAAAACCTCCTTTCAGGCCACCTCAGGGTGGCCTTTTTTATGGGCGCAATATGGCTACATCTACTCCGATTAGAGGCCGCAAGGGCGGCAGCTCCAGTTCACGCACCCCGACTGAACAACCAGACGATCTCCAGTCCGTAGCGAAAGCCAAAATTCTTGTTGCACTGGGAGAGGGCGAATTTGCAGGGCAGTTGACGGCGAAGGATATCTATCTCGATGGCACGCCACTGGAGAATGCAGACGGATCGCAAAACTTCAGTGGCGTGGCGTGGGAATTTCGTCCGGGGACTCAGGCACAAAAATATATTCAGGGTATCCCCGGCACCGAAAATGAAATCAGCGTGGGCACCGAAGTGTCAAGCACCACCGGCTGGACACATACCTTTACCAACACGCAACTGTCAGCCGTTCGCCTGCGCCTCAAGTGGCCATCGCTTTTTAAACAGGAGGATGATGGCGATCTGGTTGGCTATTCAATTAACTACGCTATTGATCTGCAGACCGATGGCGGCACCTGGCAGACGGTACTTAATACCAGCGTAACCGGCAAGACAACTTCCGGCTACGAACGCAGCCATCGTATCGATTTACCACAGGCAGGCAGTACATGGACGGTGCGCCTGCGTAAGCTCACGGCGGATGCCAACAGCGCGAAAATTGGCGACACGATGACGCTGCAGAGCTACACAGAGGTCATTGACGCCAAACTGCGTTATCCAAATACCGCGCTGCTGTACATCGAATTCGACTCAAGCCAGTTTAACGGCTCTATCCCGCAAATATCCTGCGAACCGCGAGGGCGTGTAATCCGCGTTCCTGATACGTATGACCCGGAGACCCGCACCTACAGCGGCACATGGACAGGGGCGTTTAAGTGGGCGTGGACGGATAATCCAACCTGGATTTTTTACGATCTGGTGGTGAGCGACCGCTTTGGGCTGGGCAATCGCCTGACGGCGGCCAATATTGATAAATGGACGCTTTATCAGGTCGCGCAATATTGCGATCAGCCGGTTCCTGATGGTAAAGGCGGTAGCGGCACTGAGCCTCGCTATACCTGTAACGTGTACGTACAGGAGAGGAATGACGCCTATACCGTGTTACGTGATTTTGCGGCGATATTCCGGGGGATGACGTACTGGGGTGGCGATCAAATCGTTGCGCTGGCGGATATGCCCCGCGATGTGGATTACAGCTACACGCGTGCAAATGTGGTTAATGGCCGCTTCACCTATTCGGGTAGCACCACCAAAACCCGCTATACCACAGCACTGGTTTCTTGGTCCGATCCGGGTAATGCCTACGCCGACGCGATGGAGCCGGTATTTGAACACGAACTTGTGTCTCGCTTTGGCACAAACCAGCTCGAAATGACAGCCATTGGTTGTACCAGGCAGTCAGAGGCAAACCGTAAAGGGCGCTGGGGTATCCTGACCAATAACAAGGATCGCATCGTGTCGTTCGATGTTGGTCTTGACGGCAAGATCCCACAGCCTGGTTATATCATCGCGGTTGCCGATGAGCTGCTTTCCGGAAAAGTGATGGGAGGGCGCATCAGCGCGGTTAACGGTCGCGTTATCACGCTTGATCGTGATTCGGCAGCCGCTCCCGGAAGCCGTCTGATGGTTAACCTTCCGTCCGGCGCATCGCAGAGCAGGACGATACAGAGCGTAAACGGCCGGGCCGTCACCGTGACAACGGCATACAGCGAAACACCTGCAGTGGAATCGGTGTGGATTGTCGAGTCCGAAGAGCTTTACGCGCAGCAATATCGCGTTATCAGCGTTACGGATAATAATGACGGAACGTATTCGATTTCTGGCGCTTTGCACGATCCGGATAAATATGCGCGTATCGATACCGGTGCCATTATCGACCAGCGGCCAATAAGTGTTATTCCGCCAGGTAATCAGTCCCCGCCAGCCAACATCATCATCAACTCATTCTCTGTGGTTCAGCAGAATGTGAACGTTCAGACCATGCGCGTCAGCTGGGACCAGGCGAAGAACGCCATCGCCTATGAAGCACAGTGGCGCCGCAATGACGGGAACTGGGTCAATGTGCCGCGCAGCTCCACCACATCGTTCGATGTTCCGGGCATTTATGCGGGACGATACCTGGTGCGCGTGCGTGCCATCAACGCCGCTGAAATTTCGTCCGGATGGGGGTATTCAGAAGAGAAAACGCTGACGGGCAAGGACGGGAATCCGCCGAAGCCGGTGGGTTTCATCGCGTCTGAAAACGTGGTGTTCGGTATCGAGCTGAACTGGGGGTTCCCGGCCAATACGGACGATACACTGAAGACGGAAATTCAGTACAGCCTGACCGGTACTGAGAACGATGCGATGTTGCTGGCCGATGTGCCATACCCGCAGCGTAAATATCAGCAGATGGGCCTTAAAGCGGGGCAGATTTTCTGGTACCGCGCACAGCTGGTTGACCGAACCGGTAACGAGTCCGGTTATACCGGCTGGGTTCGTGGGCAGGCAAGTATCGATGTTTCTGATATTACCGATGTGATCCTGGAGGACATCAAAGGGTCTGAGACGTTCAAGGATCTGATCGAGAATGCCGTTGATACCAACGAAAAAATTGCTGGTATGGCTAATGATATCCTGCAGGCGAATAATGAGCTCGAACAGCAGGCGCTGAAGATAGCCCAAAACGCCCAGGACATCGGGCAGGTTCAGACCGATGTGAAGGAACTGACAAGTAACGTTGGGGATGTGTCGTCATCTCTGTCTCAGCTTGAGCAGACCGTAGCAACGGCAGATACCGCTCTTGGCCAGCGTATAGATAACATCAGCGTGTCCATGGATGGTATGGCAGGAGGCGTAAAAAACTCTGCAATAGCCATTATTCAGAACGGGCTGGCGCAGGTGGCCGCGCGTAAAACGTTGTCTGCATCAGTCGCAGGTAACAGCGCTCAGCTGGACCGTATTGATGAGGTAATCGTTAACGAGAAGGAGGCAACGGCGCGCTCTCTGCTGAGCCTGCAGACGGACGTCAACGGCAACAAGGCATCCATCAACAGCCTGAATCAGACGTTCTCCGACTATCAGCAGGCTACGGCCACGCAGATAAACGGCATTACGGCGACCGTGAACGGGCATACCTCAGCCATCACCACTAACGCTCAGGCGATAGCCAACGTTAATGGCGACCTCAGCGCGATGTACAACATCAAGGTTGGTGTCTCCAGCAACGGGCAGTATTACGCCGCTGGGATGGGGATCGGCGTTGAGAATACGCCATCTGGCATGCAGTCGCAGGTTATCTTCCTGGCAGATCGCTTCGCAGTCACCACGGCGGCCGGTAACAGCGTGGCTTTGCCGTTCGTGATCAAGAACGGTCAGACATTCATCCGGGCCAGCTTCATCCAGGACGGCACCATTGAGAACGCCAAAATCGGCAACTATATCCAGTCGAATAACTATGTGGCTGGTTCTGCAGGCTGGAAGCTTGATAAGGGAGGAACGTTCGAAATTAACGGCGTGGCCGGGGGCGGGAGGATGCTGATAACCAGCACTCTCATTCGTATCTATGACAGCAATAACGTGCTGCGTGTCAGAATGGGGTTATGGTAATGCCACAGGGGTTGCAATGCTGGGACAGTGCAGGGCGGATAGCGGTTGATTTGAGTGATTATGCCATCCGGTATATCGGAAGCACCTCGGTAACATTCGCTGCGGGGGAAACGTCGAAAAACGTTTCCTTCGCCGGGATAACCCAGGATGGCTCATTCATATCAATTGTGTCGACTGGCGTCACTGTCAACGAATACCACTGCCGCGCCTATAATGGCGGTTTTACAGCTTACTATTTGCCGTCAACCGGTAGCCCTGCGATCACACTCAATGTGGAGGTGTATAACTTTCAATGAGCGGATTCGAAGTTTACAACAGCGATGGAAAATTACTGGTGGACTCGCAAAACAGGTCCACCCTTTTTTATGATCAGCGTACGCTCGGCGCAGTGAACGACAAGGGTTTCTACAAGGTATATAGCCCATTTGGGAATGGCAGCACCCTGGGATTCACTCCGCAGGCATTCTGGAATGACGGGAGATTAAGGTGGCTGCAGCTTGGCGCAAACAGATACGGGATGCCTGGTGCAGACCTGCTTGAAGATAACGCGGGGAGCATGATCCGCACTGCGCGTAACATTGGAATACAAAGCGGGTATCTGGATGTCTTCGACAGTGCCGGAAATCTCATCTGGAGCGCGGCTTCAGCCTCAAAAATGCCCCGCGTTGTCGGATTCTTTGACGTGCCGGCGAACTATGACCTGCAGAACAACACACTATCGGTGAGCCTCAGTTTTAACCCGTGGATTCTGGTAAACAACTGCCCCGGAAATCTCAGCGATGACGGGGAGGTGGTCGGTTATTCAGGGATAGTGCTGAAGTGGACGGGCTCACAGCTGCAGGGGAGGTATATTTCTAAAAATCAGCGCAGCTGGAGCCGGACGATGCAGGGGAGAGGATTAAGAATCCCTGTCGCTCAGTTTGTCGGGATTTGAAACAGGCGGGACACGTGGATACTGCGTGGCAATCATATCCTGCCTGACTCCCTTCGCAGCGTTGAAGCGATAAACAACATCGAGTTTATCGGTTTTTTTATAGCAAATATTACTCAGACGTTTATTAACATGGCGGCTGAATATTCCATTGCTGCTGTCTGAAATAACCTTCATTTCCCTCGTGGCGCAGTCAATATTCACGTGAATATCACCACCGAGAGAAAGACGCGCTGCATCCACCGGATAATCCATTTTAAATGCGTAATCTGTGTGTTTATCGGCACAGCCAGCCAGCAGCAAAAGTGCTGCAGCAAATAATCGTTTCATTTTTACATTCCTGTATGAGCGGGAATATCCATTCTATTCAAGTTTAAAAAATAGTCAGATTGATATAGGCGATCAATTTTACATTATTGATCGCCTTAAACGATCGTTATTATCGTGAGGTAGTTCATGCTTTATAACACCGGCACTATCGCTATCAATGGAAATACCGCAACCGGCACCGGAACTAACTGGACAGCACCCGCCAGCCAGGTCCGCGCTGGCCAGACGATTATTGTCATGTCTAACCCGGTTCAGATGTTCCAGATTTCATCCGTGAACAGCGCCACGTCAATGACGGTAACGCCTGCTGCATCACCGGCGCTGAGCGGCCAGAAGTATGGAATTCTTGTGTCGGACAATATTTCGGTCGACGGACTGGCGCAGGCCATGTCTCAGCTCATCAAAGAGTATGACGAGAATATCGGTGCATGGGAGACGTTCGCTACTACCTCAGCGAACCAGATTATCACTGTAACCATCAACGGTACCTCCGTGAATATTCCGGGTATTGGTGGCCTGGCTCGAAAAGGGGCAAACAGCGATATCACGGAGCTGAAAGGGCTCACTACTGCGCTTTCTATTGCGCAGGGCGGGACCGGGGCAACGAACGCTGCAGACGTTCGCACAAACCTCTGTTTGGGAAGTAGTGCGACAAAGGACGTTGGGACGAGCGAAGGAAGCGTTCA